GTTTCAGCAGGGGTTGTCTTAGGATTAAGTGTTCTTCCTTTATGAATTAATGCTGTAAGATACATTTCATCTATCATGTCCATTCTATTGTTACAAGGTGCTCCATCAGTACCAATTGAAACTACAACACCTTTTTTAAGCATTTCAGGTACCTTTGCAAATCCTAAAACTCTCATTGCAGCTGCAGGATTATGTGATGACTTAACATTATGCAATCTAAATAAATCAACTTCCTTATCTGTTAACCATACTGTGTGAGCACCTAAAATATTTTTATCTAAGAATCCTATTTTAGATAAATACTCAACTGTAGAATATCCACCTGTTCTTGATTTAACATAATCAATTTCATCAGGAATTTCAGCTATGTGCATGTGGATTCCAGTATTATATTTATCTGCAAGCTCTTTAGTTCTTAAAAGTAATTCATCAGTTGCATTAAATATTGTTCTAATGGCAAACCAGTATTTAATACGACCATTTCCTTTGTTATTCCAATTTTCATATGCTTCTATTTGTTTATTTAATGTGTAATCTGTGCTTTCTCTCCAGACTAAAGGTAGCCCTTCTCCTGAATCCATAGTAGAACGAGCAAGTGCACATCTGATTCCTATTTCTTCTACAGCCCTTCCAAGACCATTTACATGAAATCCGCCTGATTCCGCAAAAGAAGTAACACCTGATTTTATCATTTCTATACAGCAAGCCAGAGCTGAAATATATTGTTCTTCTTCACTCATACTGCTTTCATATGGCCATATTCTTTCTCTAAGCCAAGTTAATAAATCAACATCATCTGCAAGTCCTCTGCCAAGCTGTTGTGATAAGTGTACATGAGTATTTATAAGACCTGGCATTACAATTTTCCCTGCACAGTCTATTACTTCTGCATCTTCACTTAAGTCACTAAGTAAAACTTCACCGACTTTTACAATTCTATCATTTTCTACAAGTAAACTTCCATTTTCAAATAATTGTTTTGATTTATTCATTGTTATAATATATGCATTTTTCAATAATATTTTTTTCACACTTACCTCCATTAAAACCTTATAAGTAATTACTATAACAAACCTATTAATAAAAATCAAGAAAAAATATTAAATATAAATGAACTATTGTTTTATAACTAAAATGTAAAATATATTTTTTTCTAGGAACCTTTTTTTATCAAATACGTCTAAATAAATAAGACAAATATAAATGGAGGCAATTATGAAAAAAATCATAAAAACAAGTGCATTAGTCTTATCAATAGCTCTATCATTTTCATCCGTTCCATCTTTCGCATATGGAATTGAAAATACATCAGCAAATATTGATATAAATGAAACTATCAATCCACAAGCATTTTATAACTCTTTTACAGGAGTTGTTAAAGAATCTGCAGATAATGCTGAAGGCGTTAAATATTTATTAGAAAATGAAGAAGGAATGCAAGCAAATTTTATAATATCTGAAAACACATATTTTGTAGACGATGTTAAAATCACAGTAGGTTCTCAAATTACCGGCTTTTATGAAGCAGGAAAACCAATGATTATGATTTATCCCGCTCAATATACTATCGAAATTGTAGCACCTGTAGCAGAAGGAAATAATATTAAAGCTGATAAATTTGACGAAGATTTGTTAAGTGCTGATAAAACTTTAAAACTTAATATTTCAGAAGATACAGAAATATTATGGGAAAATGGAACAACAATAAACTGGTTTAAAGAACCTACATTATCAGAAATTGCAGCTGTTCTTTCTAACAGGAAACTAATAGTTTTATATGACTTTACAACAAAGAGCATACCTGCTCAAACAACGCCAAATAAAATAATTGTATTGTCAGAGCAAGAAATAATTTCAAATGATATTATAGTTAATGATATTGTAATTGAAGCTCCCACAGTTTATACAAATGATGAAGAAGTTGTTATGGTTCCAATTCGTGCAATTTCCGAATCATTAGGGTATGAAGTTACATGGAATAATGAACAACAATGCATAATGGTAGGAAAAGATATTTCCTTAAAAATAGGAGATAACAAATATAATATTTCTGAAGGAAACTCTGTTGAATTAAAAACTTCACCAATACTTAAAGATGGATACACATATGTTCCATTAAACTTCTTCAAAGATATTGTGAAAATAAATGTAGTTAGTTTCTTTGAAAACAATGTAATTATTCATGACGGAAGAACAATGAATTAATTATAAAATTTTAAAGTATGAAAATGCACTGGAGATTGTCCCTGGTGCATTTTTTTATATTTAAAATTTATGATTAATTTTATAAAATTGTGGTATGAATAACATATCTTTAAAAATATTAAAACTAAAGGAGACTTTCTTATGGAATATAAAAAAATGTTTGATTTAACAGGTAGAGTTGCTGTAATAACTGGTGCTTCTTCAGGACTAGGTGTGCAAATGGCAAAAGGACTTGCTATACATGGTGCTAATATTGCTATTTTAGCTCGTCGTAAAGAAAAGTTAGAAGCCGTTGCAGAAGAAATAAAAAAATTAGGAGTTAAGTGTATTGCCGTCCAATGTGATGTAACCGATACTGAATCTATTATAAATGCAGCATCTTTAATAAAAAAAGAATTTGGTAAGGTTGATATCCTTATTAACAATGCCGGTTCTAGCGTAAATAAGCCAGCTGAAGAAATGAGCGATGATGATTGGAAATTTACAATGTCCGTTGACTTAGATGGTGTGTTTAAAGTTGCTAGAGAATTTGGTAAAATAATGATTGAAAATAAATATGGGCGTATAATTAATATCGCATCTATGTATGGTATGGTTGGAAATATGGCTATTCCTACTTCTGCTTATCATGCATCTAAAGGTGCTGTAGTTAATTTGACTAGAGCTCTTGCTGCAGAATGGGCTAAACATAACATTACTGTAAATGCAATATGCCCTGGATATTTTGCCACAGAATTAACTATTGATACTTTAAACACAGAATCATTTACAAATTATATGAAAGCAACTGTACCAGCTGGACGCTATGGAGTTGAAGGCGAATTAAATCCTGCAGCAATATTCTTAGCATCTAATGAAGCTACTTATGTTACAGGAGCAATTTTACCAGTTGATGGCGGGTATACTTGCGTATAAGATAAGTATATACGAAAATTATAGAAAAAGAGTATTTCATAAAATTTTCATGAGATACTCTTTTTTTACATTTAAGTAAAAATAAATTTACATTATTCTGGTTTTAGACCATTATTTAGCCATTCTACAAACTGGCTTTCTGTAATAATGCTTATTCCAAGTTCTTTTGCTTTTTTATTTTTAGATGAATTTGATAAATTGTCATTGTTTATTCTTGCTAAAATAGCATAAAAAATATGATAAGAATACAGAGATAAACGAGAAATTTTGTACATTTACTGTTCCCATATTAAATAATATTCTACAATATTTGCCCCAGATTTGCCCGGGCAAATATTGTAACACTGGAATAATACAAGCATATAATAGGATATATTATTGGTAATATATAAATATAGTTAATATCATTGTAAGCTGGAACTTGTCCCTCCAGCTTTTTATTTTTTTGTAACACTCATATAAGACAAGCATATAATAAGTTACCTCCTATGGTTAATAGAAGGTGGTGATATTTATGTATGATGAATTTGATGATAACCTTGATGATAGGGTTGAAGGAGTCCGAGGTCGCCGTAGACGATGCGGCTTTTTCCCTCGTCGCTTTTTCCGTCGTCGTCGTAGAATGTTTTAATTAAATTAAAGACCAGGCTTTATGCTTGGTCTTTAATCCTATCTAATATGGCCAATACCTGAGCATATATTTATTTATACTTATAGCTAATATATTGACAATAAGTATAAATAAATAAAAAAATACCATGAAGTTATTAACTCCACAGTATTTTCTCCCCCCAGCTAAATAATCGTCCACTAGTCTTTATATCATTTTACTGCCTATTTTTTAATATATGTGTCGAATTTTGTCGAGGTAAAAAATAAAAAAGCCAGGCGCATTACCTGACTTAAATAAAAGGGATATTGGGAATATATTTTGGTTATCGGGGGGGATAACCAAAAGTCATTGTAGCAAATATTGTTAAACTTTGCAAGTGTTTTATAGAATTTACAAAAACACAGTTAACATAAAATTAATACAATAAGATAACCAGGACTAACTATCCTGGCTATTTATATGAAGCGACTAAGGTTACTTTTTTAATTTAATTATTGACATCCATGGGAAAGAGCTATTGCTCTTTCTTTTTATACTTACATGATTTCTAATAATATTAATACTATCATTAGAACTGTAACGATATCAATATATATTAACACCTTAATCGCCTCCCTATATTCAATTGTTTAATGATAGTATATGTAAGTTAGCAAAAAAATACTTTGCATATTATTACTTGTCAAAAAATAAAAAAACCAGGCAATTAAGCCTAGTTAGTAGCATTTAAATAATACAAGCATATAATATATTAGCCATTGAGGCTATATTAATTGTTTAGAGGGCGGAGTCGGCACTTAACAGTGTTCCGACTGCCCTGATTATTTTAACTTTATATTTTAATATAAAATCAAATATCTTCTAATTTCTTTTCAAAACAATCATATATACAATCGCTCATTAGAAATTTAAGTAGTTGCTTTTTTTTATAAAAGGCCTCGTCTATCCATTCTATTTTGATATATACTAGCAATAATGATGATTTCTTTAGAAAAGTCAAAATTACAGAACATAATCTAATTACATCTTCTACTTTAAATTCATCTTCATTTATTAATTCATTATAATACTCAAATATTTTTTGATTAGCCTTAATATTGCTATGCACAAAGTCACAGCACTTTCCGTACTCACCCTCTATAAAATCAATTATATCCTTTGTTTCATCAACATAGTATTTATTTTTATAAAGTGTAAATAAGTTTCTAACACCTGTATCATCATTATCTTTTAGTTCTAAAGTAAATCGAATAAAATTTTCTATAAAAGATCTATATAAAGTATAAAAAACCTTAATTGAATTTTGAGACAATGAATTAATTAAGAAAAGCAAATCGCTAATCATACATTTTGAATAATGACCTTGTTCGTTAAATTCATATATCCGTTTGAAAAACAATGTATATTTAATTAATTCTCTTAACTTTATTTTTAAATTTTCAGTGCTAAATATATTAGTTTCATTAATTAATTGGAACATACTTTCTATTTCTTCTTTTTCTTCGATTAATTTATCATACATATCTATCATATTATTATAATCCTTTTAACCACTTTTCCAGTTTATCATTTTCATTTTGCTTCTTATTATTTGTTTTTTTACTCGGTTCTTCTGTTTGTTTATCCTCTATTGCCTTTTTTATTTCTTTTAATTTGTTAATTGTCTCAATAGCTATATTGTCTAATTTCTTTTGATCATCTTTATAAGCATATAACATTCTTAATATCTTTGCTATAATTAATGTTCTTGATTTTATTACATATAAAGGCAATTGAATTTTAAAGATGCTATTTAGGAAATTCGCTACCTCTTTATTATTATTAAAAATTGACTTTGATGAAATTAACACTCCATAACATCCTAATAAATCAATAACAGTAATTTTAGATTTTTTAAATCTTTCAAATACTAATTCTAACTCGTCATTCATTTTCATCTACCCTCCTTAAAAATTCATTACAAAGATATTGCATATCTTTACGAGATTTTTTATATTTTGATGATATATTACCTTGAAGTCCCACACGCAAATTATTTACAAGTGAGGTTGCATTTTCAAATATACCTAAATTTCTAACAATTGCTACTTCTTCAAATGTTTCCCTTATTCTTTTTTCCTTATCTGTTAAATGATTATTCATCATTGTATACACTATAATTGTATACACTATACCTAAGCATTTTATATTAAGATTTTCATCGAATGATAATCTTCCTACAACCTGGTCTAATAGCGTAATACCTAAAATAGAATATCGGTCTAATCTATTAGGTACTAAATAAAAATCTGATGCAATTAATGCAGAATCTGTATAAATTGATATTGTTGGAGGGCAATCAATAAAAATAAAATCATACTGATCTCTTAACTTATTGTCATTAATAAACTTACTTACTCTTCTTGTGGTCGCTGAATTTTTATTATTGTCAGCTAATATTAAATCAATTGTACCCGCAATTATATGCATTTTATCATCTAACTCAATTATCAGTTCACTAGGTTCTGGCATTTTAGGTTTTTCGCTTATTTGTGTAGGAATCTCAAAAAATTTTCTCACAGTTTTATAATTTTTATAATCATTTAAGTATTCATCTTCTAAATCATATAAATTCATCATGCTCTGTGTAGTATTAAATTGCGGATCTAAATCAATAAATAGTATTTTTTTATTTAAATATTTAGCTAGATATTCACCCAATCCAATGCAAAGAGTTGTTTTGCCTACCCCTCCCTTCATATTAATAAAAGATATTACTTTTCCGCTCATAGTATGTCCCCTTTTATTATATTATCAAACTAAAACTTTGAATACGTTTTATATTAATTATATTTTAGCATATTTACAAGATTTTACAACACTTTTGTCAAAAAATAAAAAAAGACCAGGCAATTAAGCCTGGCACAATTTTAGATGTTTAGGATCACCTCCTAGTTAATTTAGTTTGTCCATTCTACCTGCCATGATTAAACCTCTTACCATATCTTCAGTCATGTTTAAGTCACCGCTTGTGTTACCTTGGATAACCTTTTTAGCAACTAATTCTTTGACAAATGATTGGTAGTGGACAGGCATTTCTGCTATATTTTTATATCTTACAACTTCATTAGCCATTTCTTCATTCACCTCCAATCTGTTTCTATACTCTAATACATAATGGTAAGGATCTACAGCATACATTCTTACTCCCTCAGCATTTCTCTTTATGTAATCTGCATAGCCAGTCCATTTTATAGGCTCAATTTCTAAATGCAAATGTGCTGCTGTTGAAGCACCAGTTGAACCCATATATCCAACTATATCTCCTGCTTTCACATACTCATTAACTTTACGGATCAAACTTGTCATGTGTGCATATAATGTGCAAAAGCCTTGATGTTCTATTATAATAAAGTAACCATAGCCATAAACTTTACTAGGCATATAATCAGCATATACAACTTTACCAGTTGCCACAGCATATAGCTTATCACCTGGAACCCCTGCTTTAATTGCTCCAAAATCTATGCCTTGATGAAATGATGTCTTTGCACCAGTTATTGGATTAGTCCGATAACCAAATGCACTTGTTACCCTACATACTTCATGCGGTAGATGTTCAAATTTAATAATATTATTCACTTTTAACCACTTCTTCCTTGTTTTCTGTAGTCGTAGATACAGTCTTAGCTTTATTTATTTCAAAAACGGCAGCTTCGATTAATGCATCTAGTTCTTGGTCTGTTATTGTTATTCCTTTGCCTTTTAAAAACGATATTACATAATCTTTTTTAGGTACTGTGATTTTTCCAACCTTCTTCATCTGTTCGGCTGCATCCACCGCAATTTTTACCCAATTAATAATATCAGTCCAATTATCAGCCGATATTTTGCCCTTTAAAAGAGGTATAACATAGTACGTTATAATTGCACCAATCAATGCAATTAAAGCTGTAAAAATAGGTGTTAAGTCAATATTATTTATCATCTTCTTCAATCCCTTCTTCTTCTAATATTTTTTTCTTTCTTCTTTTTATAATTTTCAACGCCCAACCTACATCATGCCCTGCATCTTCTAGATTTTCCAAAACGCTTTGGCATTCTCTAGCAAATAGTAATGAGTATATGACGTTGCCTAAAACAACTATAGCCCCAGCAACCAGAGATACTCTATAACTCAATCCAACCATTATAAAAACTATAAGATAATCAACAATTTTTCTTGAAGTCCCAACCCACATAGAGTTACTATTAATTTTGCCTGTTTTTATGCTATTTAATAGTCCACCATTTAAGGCTGCTATAGAATAATACTTTGTCAAAATATCAATTATCATCATAACCAATACTGCACAAAATGCAGCAAGATATGCTTGTTCTGGAAACAAAACATAATTTAAAACTGCAATAAAAAAAGCCCAAACAGGCTTTACGTTCTCTAATGCTGATTCTAAATATTCTCTCATCCAACACCTCTCTCAATTTTGTTATTTTGCTTAAAAAAGAGACTTCTTTTTCAAAGTCTCTAGGCTACTAAATTTTTCTTTTGTTCCCTAAATCACATAAGTAATACTTGTAATTTGTTGATATTGTTCTGCTGATATTTTATTTTTTACAACATATATTTTTAAATTATCGACATTCGCTATACCTAAATTAAAATTTGTTTTGCAAAAATTAAACCAATCCATTTATAACACCCCCAAAGTAACAAGTTGAGTTGTTAAATCAAATATTTGCGATTGCAAAGCTGTATTATCTGGTACGACTATCAAGGGTCTATCTTTATTAATCAACCATTCATCATAAACTTGTTGTGCTGTTTGTCCTGTTTTTATATTGTTTGTAAAAATTCCGTCAACTGTTTGTAATTGTTCCATTATTACCTCCTATTGTTCTGCTCTAAATGAAATCCCGTCTAAAGATAGCGATACATTGCTACCAAATTGAATTATTAAATCGCCATTCGGTTGTAATTGCAAAGTCGAAACAGCATTGTTTGAATTTGTGCAAAATACTATAGAATTTAATGATCTGTAACCTACTGGCAAATTTAAAATAATAGTGCCTGCTGTTGCTACTCCGTTTTTTATAAAACCTCTTAAACACACTATGCCTAAATTATCCTTATAATATGCAACATCGTAAAAACCTGATCCGAAATTTACCCATCCATTTAATAAGGTAGTAGCTATCCAATTTTCCTGTTTTGAGTTAACTAATTTGTTCCACTCGCCCCAAACACCATTATCTTTTACCCTGTATGCGAAATTTATTTTATTTAAACTTGACCAAGAAAAACCAAACTGTTGAATATATAGCACATCTGGAGTATTGGTTGTAAATAAACCGCTCCAAAAACTAGGAAATGGGTTGTTTATCCCTATGTTAGCAATTCTACTAAACCCTTTTGTCGCGTCATTAGCATTTGTGACTTCTGTTACTTGGGATGCAAAATTGTTAATTTGTGTCTCATGAGAATTAAGCTCTGCATCAATTGCATCCCAATTTGGATTCATGGCGGTTATGTCTGGCGGACTATCTGTTAACTGTGGTTTTATAAACTTATATACCGTTGTTAATAAAGACATTTTATCACTCTCCTTTAATCTGATACATCAACAGTTATTACGTAGCTTTGTCCAACATTTACTGGATTAGGTGCTATAGTTATGCTATTTACTGTTGGTGCAACTGTATCTAATACTACTGTTCTTGTAACTATTGTTGTCTTTCCTGCTAAATCTGTTGCTATAACCGTAATTGTGTTTGTTCCCTCAACCAAAGTTAATGCCTTACTAAAGTTACCACTTCCATCTACTGTTGCTGCAGTTGCTGCTCCTGTATTTAATTTTACAGTAACAGTTACAGGACTGCTTGTAGAGTCGTTTGTTGTTCCTACAACTGTCAATGCTGCAGTATTTTTATAACTTGTTGATTCTGCAGGTGTTGTAATATTTAATGTTGGTGGAACTGTGTCAACGGTAAAACTCCTTGTTACTGCAGTTGCTGCATTACCATCACTATCTTGTATGTTTACAACAATGCTATGACTACCATCTGCTAATGCTGCAGGAGGTGTATAAGTTACATTATATCCACCTGTAACAGTTGTAACAACCACTCCTGGACTTGTATTTGTTAATGCAGTACCCCCGTCAACTTTAATAGATAGAGTACTAATTTTAACACCAGAACCATTTGTTTCATCACGCAATTGAAATGAAATTGCAGGTGTGTTACTTGCCAAATATGCACCACTTGCAGGTGCTGTGAATGCTATTGTCGGCTTTGTAACTTCTTTTACATAGAGTTTTAATTGACTGCCTAATGTTGCATGTGCATCTGTTGCAGTTGTAATATTTCCAGCTAAATCTGTTGCCTCTGCAGTTACAGGATAATAATGACCGCCATTTACATTGTAACTCGTAATGTTTGGAGCTGCTATTGTGCCTTCATATTTGCCTGTTGTTGCATTTTTTGTGAGTGCTACCCATGTTCCATTGATTTGTACTCTTACTGTATTTACTGCCATAGAATCTCCTTCCTTAATAGTTTTTAATATCTAACCAGGATGTAAATTTTTCTTTTATTTTCTGCCATGTTAAATGATTATCTCTAATACTTAACCAACTGTTTTCACTCACTTCAACTTCAATTTTAATATTTTGTCCTATTGTTGTTGTTTGCAGTGGTTGCTGCCAATTAGCATTAGTATTTTTTACTGCATTCCAGTCAGCTGTGTTTTTTATATTTTTCCAACTGTAATTAGTTGTTAGCTTTACATCTACTATTTTAATTGCCATATCCTACCCCCTATTGTGGCGGTATATAGCTTTTTACCGCTTGCCAATCTGTCATAGCTTTTACTGTATTCCAATCACTAAAATTGTTTTTAACATCATCCCACAGAGCAAAATATTTAATAACTAATAATTTAATATGTCCTGGTACTGATGGCTTTAAGGTTCTAAATATGTCATCATACCGATAATCTTTGCCATTTTCAGGACTTAGTACCTGCACTCTCAAAATACCATATCCTGGTTCAGGATTGTTTAATTCGTCTGAACTAAAAAAAGTTACTATACAATCAGCTCCAACTATCGTATTTGTAACTTCTTTTATCTTACCTTCATTTAATTTTTTACCTTTCTGAAACAAAGTTAACAAATAATTTTTCCTTTGTTCAAGAGTTCCCATTCCCTTAATTCGCAAGAAATTTTCTAATCTCAAGATCATTTCATTGGATGCTGTCCGTATAAACATATCACCTTTTAATTTTTCAATACTTGCATATATTTCATCAAGCTCTTTATTTTCTATTTCATATATTAAATTAAATTCTAATATATCAGTTAAAAACTCAGGTACATAATTTTGTAAATGAGTTCTTTCTTCTGTGGCTTCAATAACATCTAGATAAAATTCATATCGTGGATCAGAACTATCAATTATTGTACTAATACCATTTTCACTAACTTCTAGTATCAAATTGTAGTTTCCTGCTACATCTGGAGCATCCAAAGACTTACTCCATGTACCATCACCATTATTGATTAGATCATATGTTTCACCATCAACAGTATATTTAATATATTCAATCATCCTATATCACCACCGTTAAATTCAAGCTATTTAATACAGGAATTTCATCATTTACAAGCGCAACATCTATTACACCACCATTAAGAGTTAAATTGCTTAAATCTGCTATACTAGGACAGTCTAGCAAGGCGCTACCAATACGCATATAGCTTACACTATTTTTTATATATACTATAGATGCAAGATAATCAGATATAGCAGCTGCAGCTCCTTCTGCTTCAGTATAACCTTCAGTTAATACAACATTTGCAGTAATGTTAATATCTTTTTTAGTTCCACCTGTTATAGTCACTTTTGAACCAATTGGAGCTTCTCCATTGCCTAATCCGGTTATGCCTGGGTCCATATATTTTTGAAATTCTTCTACAAGAGCAGTTTCTGCAGGCAAGAATAATCTGTTTGTTATAGCAACCTTTACAGTGTTACCACCATTCCAAAGCGGAAACACTTTAGCGATTCCTATTCCTTCATAATCCGTTGCCCAATTTAAATATTGAGCTGCATTACCATCTTGTGGAGGATTATTTATGTTTTGTCTATGCCTTTCTCGTAATTGTTCATCTGTTTCTTCTTCTGCACCTGGCACTAATATATCTGTTAAATTTGCAGTAGTAAGTCCATCTATATAATTAATGGCTGATAATACTCCAGTATACACATTGCCAATTTCTCCAGTTTGTTCGCATTCAATAATATATTCAAATCCTGCTATATTAGACAGTACTATATATGTAGTTTTAGCTAGTCCAAATCTACTTCCTATTGCTACCGCTACATTAAAAACACCTTTTCGCTGTGCATATGTAGCATCTTTTCTAAAAGTTCCATTTTGTTCGCATAAATCAGTAAGATCTTGCCCAGTTGCAGTATCAAGAGAGATATTCTTTTTAGCATTTTCAATATCAATATACATTTGAACTGTTTCTGCAGTATTAGCTGCAGTTGCCATATATATTAATGTTCCTTCACCTTTAGATACGTCACTAGGAATATTATTTAATTTTTCACCTAATAATTCTTCATATGTTTTCATTTATGCTCACCTCCCCAAAGATAGTTGAAACAGTAAAGTCAACAGTTAATTTAGATCCATCTCTTACAATCTTCAGGTCACTAATACCCGTTATATTTTCATTTACTAGCAAGCACTCTTCGATATATCTTTTTACTTCACTATTAAATAAACCTCTGGTCGTTTTTTTTCCTATTAAATTGTTTGCTTCATTTCCATAATACCAACTATAAATTAAATATTTATATCTCTCAGTTTTCAAAGCGAAATGTACCCAAATCTTAAGAGCTTCTTTATCTTCAACAAATCCATTTTCTAGTTTACCTGTTTTCAGATTCAGATTGAATTCTTTTATAATCATACTTTCACCACTCTTGCAATCATAATATATAACCTTGTACTATATTTTAATGAGACAACTTTTTGACCTGTATGTAAATTAGTCAATGAATCAGATATCAACATGTTATTCGTTGTTAAGTCATTGCCATTAACTCTAATCTTAAGTGGACTTGTACTAATTATTTCACCGATAAAAATATTATTGTCATTATCTTTTTTATTAATAAGTTTTGCTAATTCAACATAACCGTCCATTAATATCCCTCCCTTAACTCAAGAGACATTGTATGTACACCTTCCGCAAATGTGTGAGTATCAGAAATTATAGTATAATCACCTGTAATTTCTAGATTATTATCAACTACACTCACATAACTTCCAGATATACAATCTACATTTCCTATTACTTCAACACTTAAAGCTTTTTCTATGCCTTTTAACATGTTATTTGCACTTGTATTGGAGTCTTTATTTTCTTCTTTTTCATAAGTATCTTGGAATATTCCATAAGTTACTATATTATCACTATTTTTTACCTCGCCAATTTGTTTGCCTGTATCATCGTAAATCTTAACCAAGTTTATCATTTCTTCAAGTGATTCTTTATAACTGCTGTCATTTATATTGCTATCTGAAGTTAATAATATCAAATTAGCACTCTTTGCTTTTTCTTCAATATAAAGTTTCCCTTGATTCATTCTTATGTTGTAATATTTTCCACTCAAGCTCCCAGCATAATTATAAGCATCTTTAATTATATTAAAAATAGTGTCATTAGCAGGCAAGTCTTGAACTATACCTGTAGATGCTAACGTTCCAATAACTACTTTTACTTCATTACATAAAATTGTTGCTATATCCTCTGCAGTTTTTTTCTCAAAGTTATGTATTGATTTATTTTTATTCAAGTAGTATAAAGCATCTACACACGTAAGACTTATATTGCCATTTTGAGAGCTTTTTTCTTTAGACAGTATAAACCCTTGAAACAATTCTTTATTGCTATCTGTATAAAAGACTATGAAGCCACCAAGCCTGATATCTAACTTTGGTATATAATAATCTTGGATGGGATTTAAACATTCTAGCTCAACACGTCTTGCAATTTCTTCCTCATTGCCATTCCAGACAATTTGAGATACTAATTCACTTATATCTAAACTAGTTGAATCTTTATAATATAAAATCTTCATGTATAAGCCTCCTAGTATAATATTGTTATAGCCAATAAGGCTATGTAGTTAATAAGTTTCTATATCGGATAATAGAAGAATGTATTCTCCATTCATCAGATGTTA